TTTGTTGAGCCTTTTGGCTCTGGGTAGGATCAGGGTATAGACCACCACCGTCAATTACAAGCACCCCAAGGGGCGCGTGGCATGAGAAAATAGGGGCCTAGGGAGAGGGCTTAGATGACCACGCTGGTAGCAATCCAGAATAAAGAGTGGTGCATTATTGCGGCTGATTCGCAAGCAACAGATTCATTCCGCAAATATGACATCTCCCCAACTGGCAAAATAAACTTAAACAACGGGTACCTATTTGCTTCGGCTGGTTTGTGCCGTGGCCAAAATTTATTGGCTTTTGGTTGGACACCTCCGCGCCCGCCTCAACACAATTTAGATAAATTTATTACTAAAGTTTTTATACCTGCTATGCGTAAACATTTTATTGCCTCTGGTTATGACATGAAAGATGATGGCGATATTGCAAGTTTTGATAATGATTTATTAATTGGTGTGCGGGGTGTAATTTATAGTATTGATTCTTCTTATGCTTGGGAGCGTACTGCGGGATCTATTTATTCTGCTGGCTCTGGCGGCTCCTACGCTATGGGCGCTTTAGACGCTTACCAGGTAGAAGAAAAATCTTCCTATGAAGATGCAGTTGCAATTGCAGTTAGAGCGGTAGAGATTGCAATAAAGCGTGACCCCTACTCAGGCGGTAAAGTCCAAGTAGGGATTCAACACCGCAACGGCAAGTGTTTAGTTGAAACGCTTGATGATGATGATTAAGTTATTACTTTCGTAACATTTCGTATTTGCAATTTTTCCAATCAACACAAAACCAATAAGGTTGCATTGGTTTTTTGCTACCTAATATTATTCTATAACCATCAGTCATTTGTAGATCACATTTAGGGCATTGTGGTCTGTTCATTTTTGCCTTTCTATTTCAGATGTTGCCACATCACAACCTGTACCCCAGCAATGATGGCACTCACACCACCTTTTCATAAACTTATGCTTGCAACATTTCATTATCGCCTCCTTAGTAATTAAGTATTTCTTAACCACTACCTTAATTATACTTTTGGCACTTTTTAAAAAATAAAAAATGTAATGTTTTTAGAAATATCTACGCATGACACGCCCACAAATTTAAAATGCAAGACATGATTTGACAGTGTAAATCAATGTTATTTAATCAAGCCAAACTTTGTAACTAGCCGTTACCCGCCCTTTTACTGGGTCAATAAAATGTAATCTTTGTGAAGGCGTGGCACTTGCAGCCAACATAACACCTGCGTATCTATTATCTGATTCCGTAGAACCTGTTTGATAAACTGAACCCTGCCCGTTAGCCATAGCCCATTCTGCATGTGTATGGTAATGCCCAATATAAACATCTCTGAAATCCCAAGGGTATGCACCACTTCGCCAACGGTTAGCATGTTGGACAATTGCACCAGGTGATGCAAAACCATTTCTTCCTACTTCATCACCATGAATTAATAAAGCGCGGTAATTACCAATTTCTACTCTTTGAATATCTTCAGGGCAATCTTCCCAAGTTAATCGTTTTTCTCCCTGCAATAATTGACGAGCCAATTCGTAACACATACGATCAAAATTATCTGAACGAGGAACATTATCCCGTTTGCTACCAATTCGCCCATGATTACCCCATTCAGGTATTACTTTTACATTGTTGTAATTTGTTAATGCAAATCTAACTACATCTACACATAGCCTGGATACATTTACATATTGCTCAAATAGCGTGGAATCTATCTCAAACACTTGGGAAGGAAAATTAAATAATCCTTCAACCATATCTCCGCCAAACATAATTACACAATCATTTACTGGGTGATCTGCTCTTTGTATTTCAGTAATGCGAACTGCCTTTTGAGCAAATGACATAACCCGTTGTTTCATAACTTCACTGTTATATGTTGTTGTTTGTTTTGCGCCTTGCCAATCAGTTAAGTGCCATAAGGCTACTTCATTAGTTTTGTTACCTTTAGGAAGCGTAGGGGCAGGAGTAATCGGAACCGCCCCTAGCGTCAGCATGGCATCAAACGAAGCCTGATAGGTGGCTTCTACCAATTCATCTGTTTTTTGTTTTGTTTTTAATAATTGTTTTTGAATTCGTATAAGTGCTTTACGCAACTCAATAACATCATTTGATTCTATGCCTTCGGGTAATTCATTGATCCTATCTTCAAGGCTCATTATGAATTATCTCTTTTCCGTGCGCGGTATAGCCTTGTTTGTCTAACCAACTATCTTCTAATTCAGGATTGACTGCACATCTAATTGTTTTACCAAAATCGTACATTAAAGCAACAACATGAGCAGGAATAGAATCAGTGCCAAGAATTGCTCCCCAACCAACGCCAATACGAGTGAAATTATCTCTAGCATTACCATATTGTTCCTCCCTATTTTTAAGTATTGCCTCTAACTTTTTGGACATTTACACATACCTTTACGGTGTGTCCTAATTGCTTCGTTGCTACTTTTAATGCCTTCTGCTCTTAACGCCATTAAAATTGTGTTTGCTGAATAGCCTTTTGCCCAAGCGTCATCTAGTGCTTTTTGATCTTTAGAATTTAATGCCTCATACATAACTTGATAAGGGCAATAATAAACGGGTCTTTGTCTTTCGTTTGCTAATTGTTCAATTCTGTCTGCTAATGGCATTCGTTACCTCCAACGCAAGCATAACCGAGAAAGTGTAAATGAGTAGTTTAGACACATACTCAGGTGCTTTTTCCCATGGAGGCGGGAAATCTATTCGGCCTTCTTCTTTGTTTTCTTTAGTTGGGCCATGGATTTTTCAGCAATGATTCCAAAATCGGTTTCTGAGGGATCAATGTATTTGGCGACTGGAGCGAGTAAAGCCCCAAGTAATACCGCAATCTCAGGCTTAACATCTGCTACTAAAGCCAATACTAAAACAAAAGCAGAGGCGATAACTGCCCGTAAATAACTTTTTAGCATTTTCTTTTTTGTTTCATCAATCTTGATTTTCATATTTCTCCTTATGGTCTGGCTACACCCAAAACAAGGGAGTAGGCCCGCTTCTTAGCATACACGGCCCCACCGTTTGCCTGGGAGCCTTTGTCTGATGTGTTACCTTCAATAGTAATTAATGTGCTTTTTCTTTTCCAATTTTTTTGAACAATACCTACATGATCGGGTTCAGCATCATTATCAAACTGGAAAAAAACAATATCGCCTTCCTGCGCCTCTCCCACTGGTACTAATTTGTTTCGTTTAGCGAACCATTTTAGTCCAGCATCACATGAAGCAAACCCTTTAGAATTTTGTGCCGCAATATTTTTACTTAACCCTGCTTGTGCATAACACCAAGATACAAATATAGCGCACCATGGTTGTTTATCTAAGCCGTACCATTTTCCGTACATAGTGCTGTTATCACCTGTTTCAGAATAACCTATTTGTGAATTGGCTATGCTGATAACGCTCATTTTTTTAACGCTTCTTTTACTAAATCTGTTAATAAATTGACTTTATCCTCTAGTGCATTAACGGTGTCTTTGAGGCTAGAGCCTCCGTTTGGGCGAAGTTCTGATAAATAATGTTTTACTAAATGTCTGACCACAATTGCAAGTGTGCCGACTAAAGTGCATACGCTAACTGCTAATCCAGCCCATTCGTTTGTGGTCATTGTAATCCTTACACCCAAGTAATAATTCTTATATTACCATTATTATCTAATGCTTTGAGTAAGTTTGATGTGGTGTTTAACCAAATATCACCTTTGCGAGCATTAACTGGGTCAGTAGTTACACTGGGAGCAGTAAACCTTACGGCTGTTTCTAGTTTGCGAATTCTGCTATCCATATCTGCTTGGATAGTTCTTAGATCAGGTGGTTGATTTATGTATGCCATGTTGCCTCAATTACTTGTGTTGGTTAGCGTAATTGTAACGCGCTCTGGTCCATCTTCGCCTGGCTGTATATTTAAGCCCACAATTCTATAAATTTCATCTAGCCCTGTTGGAAAACGGCTATCTGTAATTATTATGCGGGCATCATCACCAATACTATAAGTTCCAAATATAGGAGCAGCGAAGGCGGGAACAACTGCCTTTATTGTTGTTGGCGGGTAAGATAAACCGTTTACTTGGCCTTCGGTTAATTCTGCCAGTAATGTTGCATCTGTTACATCTGAATAATTAGCCTGATCTTCTAGTAATGCCCAGCCTTCTGTAAATTTGGTTGCATCTGATTGTGTAGAAAGTAATTTACCTTCGTTAGATCCAGCGCCTATGCCGTAAACCCTGTTGGCGGCAATTGATCCATCTTCAGGATATACATACTCCACAATATTGCCAGCAGGAAAATTAAATACAATTGCAAAAGGGTCAGTAACATCATAAACAGTGCCGATACGCGGGTAACCTAGTTCTAAAGTTTTAATTATATTACCGCTTGAATAGGAGCAATTAATTAAAAAATCAAAACCGTCTAAGGCTCTTGATAGATCTTGAACTGCTGCATAAACTTGTTTAAGTTCATAACCATAATAAGTTCTAGTGACTAAAACACCTGATGTATTTGTGGGAATAACTACCCCAATATTACCAAAAGCAACTGCCTGGGCTGTGTTAAAAAGCGATTGAGCAATAGTTAATTGATCTATATTTGTAAATACAACATCTGTTGTTATGCGTCTGCGCTCAAAATAAGATTCAAATTCACGGGCTGTTAGAGTTAATTTTTGTTCAGCGCTGTTGTATTCGCGGTACCAAATAATTCCGCCCCACACAATTTC